GGTCCCTGCTTACCCCATAGACCGGCCCTCTTGGCGTCCTCGACGGAGAACTTGGCAACGACTGGCATGCGCCCTTTGCGGCGGGCAACGCAGACGGCTACCGGGTTCGGCGTGCCTTCGCCGTCAATGTGTTCATCGATGCCTTCGCAAAGCGGTGAAGCCTGTACCAGGGCCATCGCGGCGTCGCCGTACACGCTGGGCTTACCGTTGATCACTGAGATGTTCTGCAACGCCTGCATGGGCGCCAGGCCAATTTCGTATCCCCATTGCACTGCAACAAGGATGTCGGCGGGCTTGCCCTGGTACTGCTTGGGCACCATGCTGCTCGAGGCCAGGTGCTCGCTGAACTGCATGGCCTCGGTGAGGGTGGCGGGCGCGAAGCCCCGGTGGGTAGTCAGTTGCATTGCTGCGCCTCCTGTGTGAGCTCTGCTTTGATGGCCTCAAAGACAACAGCAACGATTGAATGAACAATCTCCTGTGCCTCATCGATTGATATCAGTGGGTCGGCTGCGCGGAGCGCTTCGATCGCTCTACTATTTGCTGCTTCCAGATCGTCATTCATTTTGTTTCCTTGATGGTGAGAGTAGACTGACGGACAGAATAGGCCGCTTTGGCAGGGACTGTCTTTGCCGGTTGCGCGGCGTAGTTGCGCATTGGCCAGCGGATCTCGAGGTTGCCTGCGGTGCCACGGCTGGCGGTGCGCAGCATCGTCTTGAGCGACTTCTCAGCCTTCTCCTGGTCATCTGCCGCTTTGGTGATGGTCTTCTTCGCCTCAAGGATTACTCGCGCCAGGCGCTCGCCCTCGGTACCCAGATCGATTGATGCTTCATCGGCCTGCGGGAACATCCGGTCGGCATCCTTGCTGTTGACGGGCTGATACCAGTCGATGATCTGCTTCTTCTTCCACACATCCAGCCGGCGCTGGAAGTCGACGGTCACGTCGATGATCTTGTCGACGGTCGGCTGGTGCGGCGCGAACAGGAACAGCCTGAGCTCGGTGCCTTGATACAGCACTGCCACGCAGCCCCAGCGGGCCTGCATGATGTCCATCTGGGCCTGCAGCTGGATCGGGCCACGGTAGAGCGCTGGCACGTCCTCCGGGGCTACGGCGGTGAGCTTGGCCTCGAGCACTCCGATGCCGGCCAGCTCGATGCTGTCCTGGCCAACGACGCAGATGCCCTGCTCATAGTCAGACGTAATGATCTGCCCGCCACCGTCAGCGGTGCCGTCCAGGCTGCAGCAGAGCGGCATATCCGGGTGGAACTTAGCCTCAGGGTAGTCGGTGACCAGGTCGACCAGGCGCAGCCGGCGTGCGGCCTCGCGCAGGATGATGGGCTCGAGCTCATTGCCCCAGGCCATCGCCTCATTGCCGTCGGTGCGGACTGATTCGCCGCGCATTGCGCCGATGCTGAACTGCAGCTCATCGTTGGGCGTGCGGTACTTCGACAGGCCCATCAGCCCGGGCAAGCGGCTCGCACTGAGCATGTCGTCAGGGGTGACTTTACTTACCATCCTGCATCTCCTTGAGGGTATAGACACGCACTGCTCGCGCATGTGCGGCTGGATGAAGCGCCTCGGTGTACCCGATAGCGCGGAACTGGCGGGTGCGAAAGACCGCGCCCAGCAGACTGGGGTGCGTGCCAGGTGGCAACGTAACGGCCTCGCGCACTTCGTTGATGCTGACGAATCCGTGCTGGCGGGCGTACACGATGGCAGCTGCCCGGCACCGCTCGAGCAAGTCGGCGTGATGCGCTTCAAACAGGCCAAGCTGCTGCTCTTTTATTGTCCGTCCTGACTGGCTCATAGGATGAGCCCCAGCGCCAGGATGACGCACAAAACGATAGCTGATGCCATCAACCAGGGGTGACGGTCTGTGCGGGGCTTGGCCAGCAGCAGAGCCTGGGTGAAGATCTCCTCATCGGTGATCTCCCTGCGCACTCGGGGTTCCCAGCGGGTGCCGATTGGCACTTTGCAGAGCGGTTTTGAATCACGCATGTAATGCCTCCATTGTGGTGATCAGGTTGCGGACTTGCGACGGCGACCATGCCGCGCCGCCGCGGGGGGTAGTGATGCCGCGGGCCTGGAGGGCTGCGGCGATGTCACGCAGGGTGTGGCACCCGGCGCGTTGGATGTCAGCGATGATCGGCGCCAGACGCTGGGCAAACGCGCCAGCACGGGCCTTTATAGCCGCGTTACCAGCAGCGCTGCTGCGCTCAGGTGTCGGGCACCCGAGCTTGACGCCACGGGCCTTAGCAGCGGCCAGGGCGGCTTTGGTACGGCGGCTGATCTCTTCGCGCTCATGCTGGGCAACTACGGCACGGATGCCGAACTCCAGGGTGCCGGCGTGCGGCATGTCAGCGGCAACGATCTGCACGCCAGAGTCTCGCAGGGTCAGCAGGAAAGCAGCCTGGCGCGACAGGCGGTCAATCTTGGCAATCAGCAGGGCAGCGCCGGTACGCTTGCACATAGCGATGGCAGCGGCTAACTGGGGGCGGTCATTGTCCGAGCCCGACTCGATCTCGGTAAACGAATGGATGATGCCGGCAGCGTACTGCGTGACTGCGGCTTGCTGGGCCTCGAGGCCAAGGCCTGACTGGCCCTGGCGCTCAGTGGACACGCGGAAGTAGGCAACGTACTTGGTCATGATGTCCTCTATCTGGGATCAACGGATGACGACGGGCGCAAGCAGCAAAATCGGTAACAGCGCCCAGGGTGAGCCGGTGGCGAGTGCGGCGCCGAAACCGACGCCGACTGCGATAAACGCAAGGGTGCGCATTATTGCGCCGCCAGATGATCAGCAGCGGCGCGGATCATTGCCTGCATCGCCGGTGATTTGTAAGCCTGCAGAGCTTGGTCAAAGGTCGCAAACGATTTGCCGAGCCCCTTCCAAACACGGTGCGAAGCGTTCTGGCAGCAGACCCAGATCGGGCCGTTAACGCTCTTCCAGATCTGCGCTGACTGCTTACCGCAGTGCAGATCAAACATGTGAGCGCCAGTTTCGTGGGCTTTGTAGGTGATGAGAACTTGCATGTTCAGACTCCTGTTTCTCGGTGGTCTGCGATATCACAGTGATACCGCTGAAACGAATACTCTCACGCTGTTTTGGGCTTGTCAAATACTGTGTGCATTAGGGCAAACCCTGAATGACATGGCATTGATGACGAACAAAGGTGTATCCTTCTGAAATCATTGCGATACAAGAGGAGCGGGATGGATTCGTACAAACCATTCATGGTGCGGCTGAAGCCCAGCACCAGGGAGATGTTGGACAAAGCGGCTGAAGACCAGCGCCGCTCGAGGGCCAGCATCATCGACGAGCTGATACGCACGCACCTGTCGAGCAGGTACAGCGACGTGCATCAGCGCATTGAGCGCTTGCTGGCGGGGCAGCGGTGAGCCTGGCCATCTACTTTGTGGTCGACGGGCCTGCGGTCGGCAAGGGTCGGCCAAGGGTCAGCACGATCGCTGGCAAGCCACGCATGTATACGCCAGCCAAAACACTCGCATGGGAGCGCCTGGTGTCAGACGCTGCAGCGGGCGCGATGGGCAGCATGATGCCGTCAGAGCACCCGTGGTCGATCAGGATCTGCATCTTCGCACCAGTGCCTGCGAGCTGGCCCAGAAGGCGCCAGGTGGCCGCGCTGGAGGGTTTGGAGCAGCCGGGCAAGCCAGACTTGGATAACGTCGCCAAGGCCGTTTTAGACGGTCTGAACGGCATCGTCTACCGCGATGACAAGCAGGTCACCAGGCTAGTGGTCGAGAAGCGTTACGACCTGAACCCAAGAACAGAAGTTTACGGATACGAGGTTTGCAAGTGAATGACGGTTTCAGGTTTTGCACTCATTGCCAGCAGCGTGTCAGGGTCGAGGGAGGCGCCTGGCGGGTCAGAAACGAAGGGCGGCACCGCAGATGGTTCTGCGGCTCTTGTGTGTCACGGGTGCGGGCGCGTTCACTCGAGCGCCAGGCTGGTGACGTTGCCGGACGGCAGGCAAGTGGGGAGTCACTCGGAAGCGTACCGGGCGTGGACAGAAGCGAAGTGGGCCATGACGCTGCCTGATCGTGTCGACAAGCGCCGCAAGGGGCCTCACATATCCAAGCGTGAGTACCTGGAGAAGGTGCGTCAGATCCGCGGTGATGCAGCTGCAGACGCACTGCGAGCAGCGATGGTGGAGTTGTGGAAGAAACGCTAGAGCCCATCGAGCTGCAGGTTCCTGGCAAGCGCAGGGTCAAGCCTCCAGATCCGCCGCGGCAGGCGCCCTTCATCGTGTTGCCGCACAAAGCTGCATTGGATGAAACCCTGTCTGACGGAGCGTTCAGGGTATTGGCAGCGGTTGCGACATTCGTGAACCGTGCCGGGTTTACTTGGGTTGGGCACAAGCGCCTGGCGCAGGAGATGCACGTTGACCGGCGAACCATCACAACCCAGATGCGCAAGCTGCGTGAGCGGGGATACATCGAGATCGTCCGCAAGGGTTGGCGAGGGCACCACAACAACACCATGCGGATCATTTACGACCCAACCATCAGCGCCGATGACGCGCTGGCAATCACCAGCAGTCAAGAGGACTGCCGGCCACCCATCATCAAAGAGGAGCAAGACAGGATGTCACCCGAGGAACAAAAGCAACGCATCGCACAGATGCTCAAAGGGGCCGTCAAGACCATGAACAGCCCACAGGACAACCGCCGATACCAGATGCCAGCATCCGGCGAAACAGTCGCACAGAAGCGAATCCGAGCGGGACTCAAGAAGCCCCCAAAACCAGTCAACACCCCTGCCGACAAGCCTGTGGATAACCTGTGGATAACTTCTGATGATAGGGGAAAGCAGGTAAGCGCTAAACAAGAAGAAGAATCTATAGAGGGTATATGTAATAAGGTGTTTAAAGAAAGAATAGATAAAGAGGTTAATAACTGTTTACAAGGGTTATTGTCATTGCGCGAGTTCAAGGAGCTGCTTGACGAGGTTCTGGCACGCAGCACCGCTGAAGGCCTGCCGACCCCAAAGCTGGGTGTAGCGTTGGATGCGGTGCTCGACCTGTACGGCAAACGGGTCGAGAACGCGTTAGATCGGCTTCTAGGCGACGATCGGGGTGCGGGATGACCGGACATAGCCACTCACCATTCCAGCGCGTTGTAGGCCGTTTAAATCGGTCTGTCCAAATCGCAAACGAACGTATGGGTTTTGTACACCCCAGGCTGACGTGTCCTGGTGAGGCCGATGCCCGAGCTCTGTCTATGCGGCCAGGCGTGCGGACATGGGACGCGTCATGCGGCTGCGTAACGCGATACCCCTTCCCCTCCCCCGTCCAACCGTAGCGGTGGGTATCTATCAAAACTTTTCCCTTGTTTTTCTTTGGTGAAACTTTTCCCCTGTTTTTCTTTGAAAGGATCTGTCATGGCGTATGAGATGCGTGTTGGTCAGGGTCAGTTGTTCAAGTCGAAGAATCGGAAGTCTGAGAAGAGTCCGAATCTGAGTGGGAAGCTGATGTTGCCCAATGGTGTTGTGGTTTATGTATCCGCGTGGACGAAGGAAACGGCTGCGGGTGAGAAGTGGATCAGCCTGCAGCTGGGTAATGCGGTTGATGGTCAGCAGGCTCACCAGGCTGCTGTAAAGGATTCTGATGAAGAGATTCCGTTTTGAGGTGAGTTATGACTGGTGCAAAGAAGGTTGGTGAGAAGTATCCGGTTTTGAATGGTTGGGGTGGTGTTCGGAGTGTTCAGCGTAAGTTGAATCGGTCGCCGACGATTATTCAAAACAAGGAGGCTATTGCATATCAATTGTTGTGCATGGCCAATACGAAGATTACTGACGTATTGGAGTGGGATGATGAGGGTAATGTGAAGGTAAAGGTTGCCAGTCGGATTCCTGAGCATGCGTTGAATGCGATCAAAGATATTCAGGTCACGAGAAACAAGGATGGCACTCAGACCTTGAAGATTGAGTTATTCGACAAGGTGCAAGTGCTGAGATTGTTGGCGAAGGCCAGTGGGTTATTGGATCGGCCAGAAGATGATGAGAAGCCGAGTGTGATTGACGTGAATGTTGTTGCACCCAGGGGGGAATCGTGAGTGCATGTCCAGAGTGTGGAAGCTGGGAACGGAAGGTCAAAGAAAGTAGAAAAGACACCCGATATGGGTGGAAGTGGAGACTGAGTGATTGTTTGAATTGTGGGCACCGTTGGGATTCTTATGAATGCCCGGCAGCGGGGATGACGGTTGATGGTGAAGGTAATCCAGAAGGGAGATTAGAAAGATGAGTATTAAATGCACTGAGTATGTTGTGGATAACGGTGATGGTATTGCTGTTGATATTCGGATTGATCCGGGTTGGAAGAATGAGCTGGTGTTCTTTGAGATTGATCAGGATGGCCATGTGATATTGGCGACTCTTGAATGCTTGCGTGATTTGGTTATGGCGGCTGAACAATTAATGGCAGCGAGGAAGAAATGATTGACTACTCTGAAGGCTATACGGAACTGAAGCGTTTGGTTGATGACGTATGGAAGGC